GTAGTAGTGGTTGTCGGTAATGGGGTTGTTGTCACTGTTTAATGCTAATTCCAGCAAATATGCTATTGGTTCTTACGGGAGCGGAGTAACTTAAGACGGTAATTCCAGAAGAGTATGTTGGCCCAATAGGATTGGGAACACTAGAATTGTTTCGCGCTGAAACCCTTAACGTAAATCTCCCAGCTTGAGTTTGATCGGTAAACGTTGCAAATAAGTCAGTGGTTCTTCCCGTGATGGAGTTATAACGCGGCGTTACTAATTCATAATCGTAATGCGTAGCCCCATTTACTCCAGACCAAGCGCCCGAAATATCAATGCTGTCGGCTTGTTGATCGTAGTTCCCAGTGTTCAAGGCGTAAATTACGGGGAAACTGAGTTGATAGATGTTGTCTTGAGTAATTGTCGCGGCTCCTTGGGTCGGAGACATCACATTTGGGTAGTTATTATAAAAATCAACCAATCCACGCCCACTTTCAATTTGCCCGAATTTTCCAGTATCGAATTTAATTGCCGACACTTCATACTCTAGAGGCGAGCTTTCTCTTATACTTGTGAGTTTGTAAATTTCTTGTTTTAACCCAGATAGGGTAATGGAGTAAATGCCGCCAATCTTAGCTTTATCCAAGAGCAAGACGTTTTCGCCCGTCTGATTAAGGAATAACTGGCACCCATAATCAAGATTCTGATAGCCCGACGTTTTAAAAGTGGCGATTTGAGGAACGTCATTAGAGTAGAGTTCATTCATTGCCAGCTTTGATGGACTTACAGAAAGATCGTAGTAGTCGCTATAAGTTTTTTGCCCCGTAGGAATAAACAGACTGACTTCATTTAAGAAAGCGCCCGTATTAAATCGCTCATCAAGACGCAAGATTTTATTTGTATAATCAATATCCAGAACGCGGCCAATATTTTTCTGTAGGGATTTTAGGTCGTCCTCTACTGAAATCAAGTCCCCAGGTCGGCAAGAAAGAACTTCTGGCCCGCAAATAAATGAGACTGCTTGGTTTTCGTTAATTGTGGAGTAGATGATATGCTTACCAATGCGGTTGGCATGAGCGCGAGATGTAACGCCAAAAGTATCAATGTCAGTTCTTAAAACGCCGCGCTTCTTAATATCTTCGGGGTCTTCAATATACTCTGTTTTTACCTTGAAACCGTCGTCGCGGTCAAAATAACTAACTTCCAAAGTATTATACTGCTGATCGCGCCGCGAATTTGTGTAGTTAAAAAGACCGTCTTTGGCGTTTTGATTATTAAAGAAGTAAGTAGGAAGTTTTACTCTGTCATCTGTGAAGTCAATAAAAGAGTTGGAGTAAAAAATATTACCCCTGAAAGTCGAAACGAGGTTTTTGATAGCGTCAAATACATTAACTTTGTCTGCGATGATGATATTGCAAGCATATCTTGGCTCTAATCCACCTGTTGCGCTAGGAGTTCCGTAAAAATATCCATCGTCATCCACCGAATCACAGAATCGGCCAATTTTGTAAAGCTCCCAGATATTAATTTGGTCGGCGGAAACGTAATTACCCATTCCGTAGCGGCGATTAATCAACAAATCAAAAAGAATCCACGCAGGATTATCTGACCACGCTTCTTTGAAAGTTCCGTCCCAATCTCCATCGTAGATTAGCTTATCAGAAGTGTCAGCGGCGGCAAATTCGGCGGCTGTTCTATAAAGACGTTTATCGGAGCCATCTGCCTTGAGAGGATAGTAGTTGCTGGGAACAAATATCCTTTTGAGTCTTACGTCATAAGAGCGAGGAGGCAGAGAAGAAAGGGTTCTTGAGTCAAGTTTAATGCCGACAATTGCTGTATTCGGGTAAGAAAACTTTGCGTCAATAATCTCTGTTATCTTTTCAAGGGAAATTTCGCGCTGGATTAATGACGAGTATGTTTCATGCGTCGTTCTTACGACTCTGACGTAGCGGAATGATCCTTCAACTGGTTCTGGTAGAGTTAGTTCGGATGCGATGTTTTCCGTTCCTTGAATAAATCGAGAGTAGTTTGGAACATTATTTGTGTTTTCTGTGCGGCCAATATCAATTAGGGCAGGAGTCTCAGCAAGGCCGATAACTTGATAAATGATTGATTTTGTTGCAGGCAATTCTACGCCGTTTGAATCTTGAAGACCAACTTCGATTTTGAATCTTACGGCGGAGGGAATTTTAGAGCCAGCATCTACTGATTGAGATGTGCCAGTGAGTGTCTTGGTTGTTTCGGCAGTATCGGACAAAGCGCGAATACCCATTGTGACATAAACTGATCCAACATTTGGGTTTCTTACGACATGAACAACAGAGTTTGGCTCCTCATCAAATTGAGAAATTGAAGAGGCGCTCCAATCTGAGTAGGATTTTGATGCTCTAGTGTCAAGACTGCCTTCTGTTGGGTTAGCAAAGGCGATGGCGGCTGATAAGTATTTGACACGCTCGGTTTCGGTTAGATTAACGGGAACCCATTTAACTTGAGCCTCGCTGTCTCCATTGTAGTAATAATACTTAGCGGCATAAGAATAAACCCCGAGTGTTCTTGAGATAGTAACTAAGAAATACTGAAGAAGTGATCTATTAAATTTAACTTTTAATACAAAATCGTCACCAGTTTGAGTCAATGTTTTTGTGATTTTTGGGGACCAAAATGCAACAGTGTTTAACGTATCTTGATAAAATTCTCCATCCTTTGTTAATCGGCCCTGCAAACTCCAAAGGGTTTCAAGAGTTGTCTTATCTGGGACCGAAATTAAACTCTCAGAAGAAACCGCCGAAGAATCTGTGGAATTTTCTGGGAGATAGTCAATCACCCCATCTGTCGAGGCTTGAACAAATGTTTTAACCTTGAGGATTTGCCCTTGATTAGAAAACGGGCCGAGTAATTTAATTCCGTATTGTTTATCAAGGTAAGTTTTATCAAAGAACCCAAGAGGTTGCTGGAGTTCTTCGCCCTTCCGAGCTTCGGCTAGGATGTTTGAGTAGTTGTATTTTTCTTCGGTAAAATCAATAATATGGAAGTTAGAAACAATATCCCTTAACGAGAGCATAGTTTCTTCTGTGGGGAATCCATTCTCGTGAATCCCAAAAATATAAATGTATCCGCCTAACTCGTTTGGTCCAACTTGAGAGATGAAGCTCATGTCAATCCATCCAAGGGGCCGAATTAAACGCCGCCTGCCGAGTTCACTGATTTCTAATTTCTCTGATATAATTTCAGAGATGTCGTTTTCAAGATAAAAGGCTGTGCTTTTTCCAACTGGAACGTCGCTAATTGATTGGACTCCCTCTGAAGAGTCGTAAATGTTTCCGAGATTAATCTTGACGCAGAAAAACGGATAATCCGTGGACGAAGGATTGTCTCTTAGGATGGTATTCTCAATTACCGATTCGGTAGAAAAGGCGTCGTAGCGCAACAGTTTTTGTTTGGCAATTTCAACTACGCTTGATTCATTGGCGGAATCATTGGAGAATTTACTTAAAAGATTGCGGCCCTTTAAAATGGCCTTGGCGATGTTCTTTTTGCCGTAAATTATTTCGGCGCTCAATTGCTCGTCTCCAACGATGTGAGCTTGATACGGGTTAGATACCGACAAACTTGGATCGTAAGAAATGTCTTCTGTGGAAAGATCAGACAAAGAATAATCTTGAAAATTTTCGCCCGAAAACCAGTTGCTTGTGACGGAACTCATGATTCCAGCTAAACTCACAGTGGCCTTGGGGATTGTGGCGTCGAGAGGATTGATTGTTTTCTTTACTGGAACGTCATCAATGTAGATACCCTCAAAGATGCGATGCCCATCAACGAATTGACCATTTTGATTAACAATACCGCCGATTGGGCCTTCGCTTAGTGCGTCAACTGATTCTGAATACGAGTATGATGAAAGTACTGAAAGGGCACCGAGTTTAGGGGGATTAAGACGGGGTGCAGGAGGTGGATCAGATTTGTCTCCACCGCCGCCAGCGCCACCAACTGTCGAAAAGTTCTTAGTTAAGAAATGATTCATGAATCCACATGCCTCCTCCAACCAAATCCTTTAAACTTTTTTCTTTGACCCCTCATAACCCTACATATGTAATCTCGTTTTGTTCTTGGTAAATTATAATGAGTCAATATGTCGGTTACAGAACTCCATGTAAAAACAACTTCTCCTGTTTTGGGGTTGACTTGATCAACTTTTTGCCTTAAACTTTGGTCGTGCTTTTTGCCCCAAAATCCATTTTTCTCCCCCTTTACCGCTTCAGAAACCTTCTTCTTATGTTCTTCTGTGAGTGGAATCCCAGACGAGTCATTCGAGCGAGCGCAAAGATTATATCCTAAATTCCTGTCTGTGGTATTAAGATTCTTGATCCAAAAAGCTTCTCGCTCGCATAAAAAGCGGCCTATTTTTTTTGTTTTTTCTTGCTTCGTTAATCCATTTAGATTCAAAAAACAATTAAGTTGGTCAATGGTATATGCCTCCAATATCTCCAAGGTAAAGGCGCTTAAAGAGTATTTTCTCACAGCGTTTACGAATTTATTATTGTCACTAAGTTTTTTAAGGCTCCCATTGTACCCCGTGAACCTATCGTAAAATAAATTGCTTTTCCCAACATATTTCATGCCGTTCATCTTATTTGTGAAACAATAAACACCCATCATATCTATGATTGGCTTAAGGTCGAAAGGGAAGTTTTTCTGTGCGGGTTCTAGTTTAAACATAAGTGGTTCATTCCATTGGTTGGTTTGTTTGGATAATCTGTTCTCGGTCAATCATTGAGAACTGAGATAATCCACGCTTTGTTGCAAGTTCGGTAAATTCGGAATAGATCGGGGTAGAATTTTCTTCATCGAACTTCGCTGGGAAACTCTTCACTGTTGACTGGATAACCGCCGAACCAATTCTTAGCCTTCCGAAACCTATGGGCATAGGAATGCCCTGCTCAGTAACATTCTCGCCGTTGCTGAATAAAAATGACTTACTTAATGCAGTCGATGTTGCTGATGCAGAACCAGCATCAATTTTTTGGTCTTTTTGCATCAAATTAGAGATGCCGTAAGAGATGGCCGCTGACCCTAACGCCACAAGATACACAACAGCCCATTCTGGCGCGTATAAGGCCGCTGCGTAGAGGACAACGCCAATAGCAGTCACAACACCCGCGCTACCAGAGATAGCGGGTAGAATGTGGATTTCCTTGGCGTTTGTTTTTTCGACACTAAATTTATTCGCCAAACTTCCGTCCACAACAACAGAATAATTCGCGCCGCCCTTACTTAATTCAAGGAGCCTGTTAACAAAGCCTTTTTTGTTGGCGTCGATAGCCCAAACAGCATCTCTTGGGCGACTCAGAGAAAATCTGAATTTGCGCCCGAACTCTTTTGCAAGTAATCCATGTAAGTAAACCGTGGTCATTTTAATGCTTCCCTAACCTTCTCAAGATTTACACTGGAGATTTCCAGATTGGGCGGCACATAAATGTTAAACTTATCCTCCCCTAACGAGTAAACAATAAAAGGCAAACAACAATTATCGGCGGTAATTTTATCCCACTCGGAGAATTGAGAGTCCCCATAAATGTGAGAATGGAAGACGGCCAAAAACTCATGCTCATTCTTAAACATGAGAAGTTCCAAAGGATCAACGGCAAAGAAATTTTGAGGGTCTGGGGCGCGGTTTTTAACAATCTTAGCGACGGGCTTGCCATCTTTTAAGCCCCACAAACCAACAATCTCCCTATTCGGGCAAGCGAGGCTTTCGTTTTTGAAGTATTCTAGGCAGGACTTAAGATTTTCGATCATTGCGTTCCTCGACTGTATTTGTCGGTAGCTGGGAAGCCTCCGAAAGGAAGGGATTTTTCGCTGTCTTGTAACCCATAAGATAAGGGATTGGCGATTGTAACGCCTCCAGTATAAGAGATGCCCGTTTCTAAAAAATGTTTTCGGCACGCGCTGATAGTTTTTGAGTCCCCATCCTTGCTCCAAATCAAAGGGTTAATTGATGGTTGATTAAGTTCATTACTAATATGATCAACATTGGCCACAAAGTAAGTTTTATAAGGGTCTTTATCGGTTGAAACATATGAAATTGACCCCGCTAAATAAGTTTCGCCGTATCTCCACTCAAATTCTGTAGATTGAAAATTAAATTTACCCGTAGGAGCAACTGGGAAAGGTGTCCCATCCTCCTTTTCAACAGGCGGACCCCAGTAATTGCAACCCGCTCCCCTATATTGCCAATGACAGTATCGGGGGGAAATCGCCCTTGCTGGCACGGTAAAATCAGAAATATCATATGGGGCTGTACATTCAAACTCAACGATTTGGCGGTTTTCCCCTAGCTTTTGAGAAACAATGAAAGTATCAACAATTTCTTGTGTCGAATCTGGCGCTCCAAAAGGATTTTCGCCGCCGTCAAAATTCGCATCATCAATAAACCTCATTTGAGTCCTGACGCGGGCGATTTTAGCGTCTTTTAAGTCATTTTTCTTACGAAGAATCTGGGAAATTAAGAGTCCGTCATTGGAAATCCTTAGTTTTGGGCGCTGGATTCGATCTAACGTGGAGACTTCTAGGTTCTCAAATTCAATAGGCAAAGGATTATACTGCGTCCCCTGCCAAAAGATTGCGCCGCCATATCCATTACTAGATGAGCACATAGGATAATAACTACTAGGCTCATTTACGGGGTCATAGTAAAGACGGAACAATTCAACCTGCTGACTAGCTGGGTCGTTTAGGGAAAGTAGTCCCGCGATGAATTTTTCTGATAGAGCCATGAATGCCTGTTAGTATATTAACCGATACCTTGATTAACTTACACCCCATAAACCCCGAGTGGATTCTGATTACAGGTCAGGAGTTGATTAATGCCCGCCAGCAAGTTTGGCCGTTCTTTCTTGATTATTGCCTAAAGAGAAATCCGTTGCCAGAATTCGAAGGATCGTTTTCCGAGAAACAGAGAAAAATCGCCGACTATTTTCAATCCACCTTTACTAGAGAAAAGGATTTAGTTTTGCGGGCGGTAGGAAATTCCCTAACAGGATTTGTAGTATTCGATCCCCAGAACTGGAGTTTAGAGGGCGAATTCCCAGACAGAACCGTGGAGTTAGTCATCGCGGGATCAAATTCTAAAAACCCGTGGCTGGACAAGAAAGACTTTAGAATTTTAGCCGCCGCTTATAAAAATCATAAGGGCTGTTCCTATATTGGCATGAACGTTCGCCGAGAATGGAAAGGCGACAAGTTTAAGAATTTCTGCCAGCGATTAGGATTCAAAGAGTCGGGCGGATTATTTCTGCTATGAAAGTCACCTACGAAGAAGTCTTAAAGTCACTAAGACTAGAAGAAAAGCCCAAATTTATTGCCGACAGGGTTTTAAAGGTCTGGTCTGGCGGCGGAATAATTATAATTAAAAATGACTCACGAAAAATACCAACACGTTAAAGACACCTCTGGAAACTGTGCGGAGGCTGGATTTTCGTGCGAGGAGCAATTTAAAAAACTTGCCGAAAGCAAAGGGTATGAGGTTCAAGTAGCAGGAAGAAACCTTCAGTTTAGTCATGTTGACTTTGTTTTAAAGAAGGATGATAAGCAGTGGAACTTTGAATGTAAGAGCCGAAAAAAGATTCGCCGCGCAGACTTAGAGCCAACAGATGAATTTACTTGGATTGAATTCAAGAGAACGGACGGCAAGGGTGGATGGATTTTTGGGGCCGCAGATTATGTTGTTCTGGAACAGAAAGATGAATTTCTCATAGTTTCTAGAGAAAAACTATTGGAATTGGCCGAAAAATTAGTGGACCGCACAAAAACGGTTGACAAGTCTCACAAAGCATATAATGTGTCATACCGCCGCTTTGGAAGAAAAGATGAGATAGCCTACATTTCCACGGCGGAAATCAGAAAACTTAAAATATCAATATGGCCGAAACCCCCTATCATAAACTAACAATCGAAGCCTCAGAAGGCGGCTGGATTGTTTCCGAAGCAAAAATGCCTAAAAAGGTGTTTTTCAAGTGGCAATGGGTGATTAATCACCTTGAGTCAAGGCTAGTCACAAAAGGTTATCCAGAGAATGACTAATATGATTAAAATCAAAGAAATCCTTAACTATGGCGGCGCTTGCCCCTTTCAAATTGACGCATTGACGGATGATAACAGAAGAATCTATGGCCGTTATAGAGGAGGGCGCGTCAGGGTTTACATTAGTAGAACTGGAGATTTAACCGAAGACGGGGCTGTTGATGGGGATTTGCATTTCTCGAATCTTGTTGGCGGTGAATATGATGGATACATGAGTCTAGAAGAGTTTAAGGAAGAAACTAAGAGCGTTTTAGATTGGCCACATGATTAATCCCCTCAATCAGCTAGTCGGGAAGCCATTTGTTCACACGTTGGTATTCCTAAGAACGCCAAAATGTGCCTCCAGCACAATCGAAAAAGCCATCGGTCTTAGAAACCTATTATGCCGCGAAAGAAAAGCTCTAGAAGCGGCCCTATCTAAGGACAAAAAATACGACGGCAAGTTCGATGTAACTCACGCAACTCCAGCGGAATTATTTAGGATTTTTGGGCGCGGGATTGGTAATTTTTTCACATTTAGTTGTTGTAGGAACCCTTACGAAAAAGCAATCTCGCAATGGGCATTCTCTGTTAAAAATAAGTTTGGCCGTTTCTATGGGTTTAAAGAGAATCCGTCGTTTCTTGAATACTGTGAGTTCCTATATAAAAATCGCCACGATAAAAATTATTGGCCCGCTATTCTCCAAACAGAATATACTCATGGGTGTTTAAGGGTTGACTATGTTATTCGCTTTGAATCTCTGCAAGAAAGTTGGTCGCAAATGCTAAAAACATTTGACATATCTGGGCTCCCGCTTACATTAACACATGAAAATCAAAACGCCCATCTACCATATCAAGAATACTATTGCGAGCGGGCGAAAGAAATTATTCTAGATGTGTATCACAAAGACTTTGAAAAACTTAACTATCCGCAAATTCTAACATGAAAAAACTACGCTGGAAAAAAGACCCAAAAGTAACAGGCTTGGCCGCAGTCGGCTCGGGGCCAAGAGGCTCCTATCTTCATGATGGAGAACAACAATACGCTAGCGTTGGCCCATTAGGAGGAGGTTGGCGACCAATGAGAGGATGGTATTGGGTCGCTGGGTGGGAAAGCTGCGTCCCGTATTTTAACTCGTGCAATAATCTAGTGCCTACAGAAGAAGAGGCTAAACTGCAAGCATCTAACTACGTCAACCAACACCTAAAATGACCACAAACATCCGATTCATTGGTACTACCGCCGCCACTGAACATTTACACGACAAAACTTTCGCCGCCGAAATAATTTACTTAGGAGGCGGACTCGGCGACGAACTCTCAAACATGCATCTAATCAAGCTTCCCGACAAGAACCTCACCTTCGACCTGAAAGACACAAAAATCCACGACTTGGTAATTTTATTTGGAATCTTAGGGGACGGAGATAAAGTGGGTCGAGTGGCAATTCAATTAAACTAATATGAAATTTTTTCACCCACAAAACCTAATTTGGGCGCTCTTACTTTTTGGAGTATCGGCCCTAACCGCCGATTCAGTTAAAACCTTGGCGACTTACCAACAAATCTTCGCCGACAAAAAAATTACCTTGACAGAAAAGATGTCGTGGCTAGATTATTCCATGCTTAGAAACAAGAAAGGATTCGTGAAATATGAAGATTAAAACACCGTGCATTGCCGTTTACGTTGGTGGTGCCAGCGATTATCACACATTGAGATATGGCGTGGAAGTTAATACTGTCGAGTATTTTTCTAGGCTTAAAGCTTATGAGGTGGAAAGAGACGGGGTTTTTTATTCGGCTTCGGAAAATGAACTATACTTCCCTCATCTGAACACCTACAACCAAAAATGCTTTAACTAACATGTGCTTACTACCAGCGGCGATTGTATTTGTTGGAATGTCAGCCATATTTGCGGCTGACGAATTTAGAACTGGAAAAGAAATGTCTCCTAATGCCGTAGGATTAGTTTGCGGGTTGACGTTTATTTTTATGTTTTTGGGTATTATTTTCCGATGAATAAACTCTTTGATATACTTCTTGACGCAGTTTCGTTAATAATCTTGGCCGCAATTAAATTTTGTGGTTGGGCGCAGAAAATTTTTAAAAACCTATGATTAAAAAACAAAAAATCCAATCAATCATCAATTGCTTCGAAACTGGTAGCGCCACTGGCAACTATGGAGATGTATCAATCTTCGCAGATGGCAAGGGAGGTGTTAGGCAAATTACGTTTGGCCGCTCGCAAACAACTGAACAGTCCCATTTAAAAGAACTCCTTGAAAAATATGTTGTCTCTAATGGCAAGTTGGCAAATGAGATTAAGCTAGGAATCCCCAAGTTAAATAAGGGAGCGGTTAACGACAAAACTTTTATTGCGGCGCTTAAAAATTCTGGGACTGACCCCATCATGAAGGATGTTCAGGATAAGTTCTTTGACGATAAATATTGGAACCCAGCAATGAAATGGGCCGAGGCAAATGGATTTTCTGAGAATTTGTCGTTGTTGGTTATTTATGATTCGTTTATTCACTCGGGAGGAATCTTGGATTTTTTGCGCAAAAGGTTTTCAGCATCCGTTCCAAAAAACGGAGGCGACGAAAAAGAGTGGATTACCCAGTATGTTGATACCCGCCATAAATGGCTAAGTAATCACTCAAATAAGATTCTTCGCAATACAATTTACCGCACAAACGACATGAAGCGAACAATCGCAGCAAAAGATTGGGATTTAAGTTTGACATTTATTGCTAATGGAGTTAAAGTGTCGTAACATCAACCCATGAAACTACTCAAATACCCACTCGTTTTAATCTCAGGTCTTGGCCCTGAAATTCAATGATTAAGTATCACGTTTACCTTCTTGACCAATGGACCGCCACATACGACGGTTCAATCAAAGACGCCGAAAAACTCGCCAAACAAGCGGCCTTTCAAATCGGCGGGTCAGTAATTAAAGAAGTCGATGGGGCAAAGTCCCCCCTTGACGAAGACGAAATCCCCATGTAAGATAAGACAACAATCCACCCATCAATAACACATGCACTCCCTCCTAAACAACTGGAAATACAAAGAAGACAAGCTCGCCAACATTCGCAAAAATTTGTGCGACAAAGGCGTATCCTCAGAAGCGGCGATTGCTGATACATGGATCGACCAGCAGAAAAACAGCCGCGCTTACGATAATATCTGGAAGAAGCTCCAGCATAGGAGAGTTGTTTCGGGGTTAGTTTAAAGAATTTTGCCGTGCTTCCGCTGGCCGACCCGAAAGTTGTCGGGGAAGTCTCAAATAGCGCACCTCTGTAAGTTTGCGGGGGAGTTTGAGAGCGGCAAAAATATTCGGGAACTCCCTTTGGAGGGTGGGTAAGCGCGCTGTAGTTGGGTCGCTCCTAATTGCATAAAAGCCCAAGTTGGTTCGATTCCAGCAGTTTCCACATTTTAAAGACCTTCGAACACTTGGGTTATGGATTGCCCTCAAAATCCCGCCTCGAAAGAGGAATGAAAAATAATTGTTCGCCGAACCTGGGTAATCAAGAAGACCCTCAGTAGCGCAAGCCTTCTGTGTAGCACATGGGACCGAAACAGATCGTGAAGGCAATCGGTGACAGGTTGGAGAGACAGCCATTTTTACACCACTTTGTTTGCCGTGCTTGTGCTGGCAAAAGTATGTCGCCAAAACAGATTGGAAATTTCCGACGAGTGAGTAGTGGCAGAAAATCGCAAGAGGGCACTTAATCCAATGTAGCGGAACCCAGTTCCAAAGCTGGACTCTTGCGGCGGCAAACAATTATTTTCTAAACAATGAGAGCCTAATGCAAAACGGGCCACTCCCGAAAGGGATGAACGGGGACTTTTCGAGCATCGAAAGTGGCAATTCTCATTTCCAATATCATGAACCTAATCCAAAAACTCGAATCCGATGTTTCTCAAGCCACTGAATACGGCGGAATCCCCAATTATTACAATCGCTCAGAACTGAGACAATTTCTTGCGGCGCTTAAAATTGGTCAAATGTTAGTTGATCACATTAAGGTTTTTGACTTAGAGCCTTCAATAGAAAACCTAGACGAACTAGACAAAATCATCCAAGTTTGGAACGACTCAATAAATCCATGAACAACCGCCCCACAATTCAAGTCCCCGCTTTTGGGTGTCTATTATTTTTAATTATTCCTTGCGCCGCAATCTGGTATTTTGGAGTGCCGAGTTTGATTTTGTCAGCTATTGCCCTAGCTTCAGCGGCGCTTGCCTTTTTCTTTCTTCCTATTGGACACAGATATAAGGGCGAGTCTGCGCTTCATCACTATGGGCCGATGGTGCTTTTTATCATTATTTGCGGGCTCTGTATTTGGGCAATCATTAAAATTAACTACTAATATGCTAACCACAATCAACCTATTGCTGGAGTTGGGGGTCCAATACCTCAAGCTACGCATTAAAAACACAGTCTTAGATACCCTAGACAAATTCGACAACCGCATTGACAAACTAGACGAGCGGCGAAGAAAATTAAGAGAACAAAATAATTCCGCCGCTCACGAAGAAGCGGATCGTTTATTGAATGAAATCGTGGAAGAGAAAAAGAAGTTTAAGATTTGGGAGGCTCAACTCAATGACTCAAATTGATAAAATCCAATACGCTTTATCCGTGGCTGTGGAGCATTTAGCTCAAGAATCATACCCACGTCAGAATTGGGGGCAATTTCTCTCTCTAATAAGAAATGTTGGTGTTTTTTCTGATTACGAGATACGGCGGTGGGACGATATTTATTACCTGAATTCAGCAAATCAACTTGACGGCAAAACAAAACAAGGTTAAATTACAAACATGATGCCCAAACCACCTTTTGCCGTAAAATTCCCCACGGAGTTCCCATTTGAGAGTCAGATTGTGGATGCCGATAATAATGTGGTGTTTGAATTGCAGTATAACTTTTTCAGTAATTGCTTTGATGAAGTCGCATTCATTGAATCCGTAGTAGAAACCCTGAATAAACCAATCCCCCAACCATGAGAATCCTCTTAGCATCCCTACTCCTAGTCTCCTGCCAAACAAAACAGGCTGATAAAGCCATCTATCAGCCAGAAGTTCTGGTTGTTCCTGCTGGCGTGCCGATAAAAACGCTTGACGGCATCTACACTCCAGCATACAATGAAACCTTCTTTAGCAAGAAAACAGTTGAACGTCTCGAAACAATCATCTCCAACCTATGAATCTAAACTACGAAACAATTCTGGCCCGCGCCAATAAATTCTACAGAGAGGCGAAACTAGAAATTTACCCCGCTTATTCTGACGAAGACTTTGAAATCAAGAGTGATCAAGTGAAGGCTATTTTGAAAGCTCTAATTGAGGAGTTGAACAAGTAATATGACCTTAAAACAATTCGAAAAAGACCTAGAAAACAAACTCGCCGCAATGTCCGACGAAGAATTAAAAGCTTCTTTGCGCCGTGCTGGATGTAAGTTCGAAAACGACATTCTTATGGAACACCAATCACCCGCTGGCCCATACTGGTATCATCCCGACCATCCACTTTGCCAAGACGGGCAAGTATTGTGGGAATTCCCAGAGGAAGAATAATTATGGAAAACAATAGCCTCTTCTGGAAAGAAAAACTTGCGATAGAGCTCTGCAATCAGTATCGTTACAAGGGAAAAGAGAAGGAGGTGGCTTTTAATGCCTTTATTGTGGGTATTGAGTTTGGATTAAAAGAGAAACAAGAAGATAAAGACCAACAAATAGACTACAAAACCAGCCTAAAGAACGACTATTAATATGCAAGTCCGCCTACTCACAAAAACAATCGGCCTTCACGAATACGAAGGGAAATCCATAGATGAAATCATTACTGGGGTCGCAAGAATTTCTTCAAGCCGCGAAACAAATGAATTATTTGCCGAGCCCCATAAGTTGTTGAGGCACTGCATTAGTCATGGACACTGGAGTGTGTTCGGAACATGTAATCTTGGATTTGAGATTGTAACGAGCCGAGCAATTGGTCGCGAACTTCTCCGACATTGGAGCCTTGCGCCACAGGAATTTTCCCAAAGATACAAGGCCGTTTCCGAATTGGAGCCGATTGAAATTAGAAAACAGTGCGAAAACAATCGTCAAAGTTCTACAGAGGTTTTTGATCCAGTATTTCGATTTGAAGACTGGGAGAGTCCAAGAGAGGCGTCAGATTGGATTGGCGGCAACTTAAAATACACACAAGGGTTATATCTAAAGTTGATCGAAGAGGGAGTAGCTAAGGAATGCGCCCGAATGATTCTTCCAGAGACAACCCAAACAACTCTGTATTTTAATGGCAAAATTCGTGACTGGATTACAACACTCAATCAGCGGCTTCACAAGACGGCGCAAAAAGAGTGCCGATTAGTCGCAGAACAGATTCGCAATATCTTTATTCAAGAGTGTCCAATTATCAGTAAGATGTTGTTCGACTTTGAAGATGCGTATGATTGTCACATTCTTGATAGGGTTCTTCTTGAAAAATATGGAGTTTACCAGTCTGTCAAAGAGAATAATTTTAAAAAGTTAAAATGACCTTCGAACAATTTCTTTCGCCGCTCATTCCTTTATTCCTTTCGGCCACTAAATCTTATGGGCTGTCCTATAGCGACTCCCAAGACGCTATCCAAGAAGCCACGGTTTCTTTGTGGAAGAAATTTTCTGCGGGCAAAATAGATTTAAACAAAAACACCAAAGCCTACGCCTTACAATTAATTCATTGGCGCGCAAAAGATGTTTGCCGCTTTCATCAGCGGCGAGACTCTCTGTTCTCAACCGTGGAAGACGAAAATAACCTAGATAGCCTGCCTTGCCCAGTTAAGGCAGATTCTCCGCCTCGCAACACGGAGATATGGACCTTTGCAAAGAAAACTCTTAAACCACGCGAATTCGAAGTTTTCGCCGACTACTTTTTTCGCGGCAAAACAGTGGATGAAACGGCAGAACAATTTGGACTTGACAAACAGAACATTTACCTGCTGCGTTGTAGAGCATTAAAGAAAGTAAAAAAATACACAACATGGAAACCGAATACATCAAAGTAGAAGTCGCCCGCTCAGAATTCACCGATATTTACCTAAAAGTCCCGAAAGGCTGGCGTCCAAAAGGCAAAGATTATAAATTAATCGGCCAAGCGGCAAACGAAACTACTCAAGATTACGATTGGGATAACTATGGCTGGGAAAACGACGTAGAAGTCTTGGGTTACGCTTTGTCGTCTCAGGATGAAGCGGAAGAATTTAAAGTATTTGACGCAACCGCAATCCTAGTATAAGATAAGACATGAACGAAACCCTAAAACCCTACCTTGAAAAACTTCTCTCTTCTGGAGCAAAAACCGTTGAAGAGGCCGC